TACTAATATCTAGTTGCAAATAAAGATCCTGTAATCCGACAACATCATTTGATGTAGGACTTGCAGAAATTTCTAATGTTTGAACTCCATCTTTAATTTTTGCGCCAGTAATATTAACTGGATTTAGTGTAACAACTCCTGTTGCATAATTAATCGTACCAACATTTCTTCTTACAACTGTTGGAGTTTGTGATCCAATACTTGGCACTGTAAAGAAGAAAAGACTTCCTGTAATCCTATTTGTATCAGGAATATCAGAAATATAGACTGGTTGATTAATTCCTGCTACTAAAAGTGCAGATGATTTGATATTAAACCCAGACATTCTCTTAATATAGATTTCATTACCAAAACCAATCTGATACTCTGCAAATTGATTGATAAGAACTCTCAAATCTCTTCTCATACTTACAGTCGTGATATTTGACATCACGGCTTCGTGACTATCGTCAATAACTTTCAAGAATTTACTATATTTTAGTCTTGCGCCATACTTATTCAATTCACTAGACTCAGAATACTTAGTGACGTTGTTTTGAACAATCGTAGAAACAGCAGCCGCAGATGGTGCAAGATTTGAGTTATAATAAATTTTTGAATCAATCTCAAGATACAGATATTTGAGGTCTAGGATTTCAGGAACAATTCCAGCGACTGCAAATTTCTTTAATTTAAGTTTGATGTTCTCTTTAATTAAATTTGGAAGAAAATCACCAAATCTTGGTTTAATACTGATAAAAACTTTACCATACTGAGGTGGAACTAACTCTTCACCACCAAATACTGAAATAGATTCAGTTTCTGGATAAATTTTAGCAGGAATCAGAGTTTCATAGTCATTTGCAGTCAGTGCTCTGTTTTGAGAGGCATAAATTCTTGGTGCAAACTTCTTGATTGACTCAACACTTTCAATTGGTTCTCCACCGCCAGCTGGAATACCTGTTGATACAAGAGATATGCCAGAGGTTACCTTATATTCCTGTGCATTTCGGTTGTAGATCAATCTACCAGCAAAAGCAAACGAACTTACCCCATTTGCAGCATCACCATTAGATGTGATGTAATCTACACTGATGTAATTATTGTCTTCGAGTTTATTTCCAAAAATACCATCACCGAAGATGACTTGATATCTTTCATCATCAACTTCTTGAAGATAGTAAACCTTTGAATCAGATTTTATATCAAATAAACTGTCTTGGCGGGAATACTTGACACTTCTAGATGATGACTCGTTTGGTTTTACTGTAACCGTTATTAAATCAGTATCTATACCATTATTGTCTAAAATAAACTTTTGATTTGGGTTTCTATAGTTTTGAGTGAAGTTAGAAGTTAGTAATGTTCCCTCGTAAACCGAAATATTAGAAAAAGTTGCAATATTATTAACTACAGGAACTGTAATATCCTCTAAAATACAAAAAACATATGATTGATTACCAAAAGATCCCGAAGAAGTGACTACAGGACCTTTTTTAAGAGTTATTGTTGATGGAACAGGAGTTATATTGACAGTATTGACCTGAAATGTAACAACAGCTCTTGCTGCTTTCCTTGATTTTGGTAAATATCCAATATTTCTTGCTAAAGATACGACATTCTCTCTTAATGTCGCACTATCGATGAACACCTCATTCGCGACCATGTTCGCGTTATATGAAGTGATATAGGTATTGTATGCCAGAACGTCAAGAATTGTCGATAAGTTCGACCCTTCAAAATCATAGTCTGTAAAACTAGAATTTTCTTTAAGATATTCTCGAAGAGTTGTTTTAACCTGATTGAAATCTAGGTTAGTAAAATTAGCTAATGGCATTTTTACCTAGTTTGTTGCAAGACGAATTGTAATTCTTGTGGAGGTACATCTGCACCTACAATCTTATATGTTATTTTCACGTTAAATTCATTATTATCAAATTCTGGATTTACTTCAACTGATAGTAATATAACTCTTGGTTCATATGCTGTGATTGACTGTTTAATTTCTTGCTTAATTAAATTAGCAGAAATGTTGTCAATATTCTCAAAAAGAGATTCACTTACTCTAGATCCAAAATCCTCATTAAAAAATTTGTCTCCAGGAACTGTAAATACGATATTTCTTACTGAACGGGCAATTGCTTGTTCATTTTTAAGCGCAATAAGGTCATCATTCAGAGGATGTCTCTGAAATGTCATACTAATATCTCTAAAACCTTGACTTACCCGTTCTAAAGGCACAAAAATCCAGCGATTATATCTTATTTATTAAGGCATCTTATCAAAATTCATTCAAAGGAATGGGTTCAGTACCATAGTCCCAGTCATCATAATCATCATCATTACGAATTTTCTCATGAATATCGTTTTGTTTGATAAAATCGTGTTTTTTGGGTGTTAAATCATCATTTGCGATCTCACGAAGCATTTTTTGATGACTATCGTTAGCTAAGTTGTCTAAAAAATCGTGATTTGGAGTCATTTTTCTCTTTTTCAGGGGTCTACAGGGCGATTTTCTTGTGATTTGTACATATCTTCAACTTTTTCTTCTTCAATTTTACGTTCTTTCGACGTTTTCCAGAAATATTCGTCTTCACGACCCATTCCAAGACGTTCAAAACCATTTTCAACTTGATAATATTGAGTCGAAACCTTAAAATCAGGCATTTTAGGTTCAACAGGTGTCAAACTGTTGTCATAGATACGCATTCTATTGTTAGGATACAGTGCATACTGACCATTTTCAAGTTCAATCAAGTTATGAGACTTGTGCTCAGCTGGATTTTCACTTGTTGCATAGTCAACCACTTCAGGATCCTGATGATAGTTATCAATCGTACAAATATATGTACCTTTTTGAATACCAAAGTCGCGTGTATACAGTTCATAGTCCATCGAACCAATAAACTGCTTAGTGACAGCCACAACGCCGTAATCCATGCAATTCCAGAATTGTAGGTTAGGTAGGTCCATATCAGGACTCGGCGTCTCAGGGGCGCTTACAAACGCACTGATGGGCAGTTTATCGTACATAGCAGCATACTCTGGTAAGTATGTCTCAAAATAAAAAGTGCGCCCAGGTATCGACTTACACGACACCCAGACGCCTTTCACAAATTCACCATGACCCGATTGATGATCAGTAAGATATTCTTTTCTTACCCATACCTCAACCGAGGGGAGGTTACAAATTAATGCAGCCATTATAAACTAATGTAACTGCTTCTATTTACCCTGCCCCCGATACTTCTTTTTTGCTTTGTTACGAGAAGTCGCGGACCTCAACGTATATTGCGAGTTTCCTTGGCGAGTTTTTTTCGGCTTACCTTTGACATAAGTGCCGCCTTTCATCATCATAATTCAGTACCTCAGATTACGCGAGTTTTTTCGTGACCAACTCTGATACGAGGATCGCACCAGATATCAAATCCTTTCTCTTTTGCATCAAGACAGAATGAGACATCCTCACCACACATGTCTTGAACATTTCCACTCTCAAAGACTTGCATCTTAGGAGCAAACCAAGGGTATTCCAGATTCTCAAAGACACCCTTCTTGATCAGTACCCAACCAAAACCAGTGTAGTCAACAGTAAATGGCTTACGACGCTTCTGAATGGATTCGACAGTTTCGTGATTCATCACTCCACCATTCTTACGGAAATCATCTTCTTCCAACCAGTGTGCGACAGAAGTTGTGTGTCCATCTTCAGTGGCATACCAACCAGCAGTAACTTCTTTCTCTGTACCATCTTCACTCACTGCAAGATCGCACAACTGCCAGAACTTGTTTGTATCAAAAACAATATCTGAGTCAATCCACAGTTGATAGTCATATTCCAGTTTGCCATCCCAGGGAATCTGATTGGGACCACGCAATACATTCGCACCTAAGCACTTACAACGTGCAAAGTTAACCATCGAGGAATAATCTTGACTGATCTGAATACTCATTCCATTCTGTACCATATCAAAGCACAGTTGTACAAAGTTCTTCAGAAATGTAAATGAACAACCACGGCCTGGCAGACAGAATACGATGGTCTTACCCCGCATACGTTGCTTGATTGCCGCGATGTCCCACTCCTCTTTCTTCTTCGGTTTGGGGGCATTCGCCTTAACAGTAAATCCTTTTGCCATAAGTCTTAGAAACTTCAGTTCAATTCTAACAGTCTATATGTATAATGTCAATACGAATCGTGTCCGTCTGGCTCTGCAGTATTTGCCGAACTATATCCATGTGCCCGAACACACTCCTCATAAGACAAATCCTCAAGTTCATAATCAGTCTTCATTAGACCAACCATTCCCTTGAGGGTTTCCCATGTACTATTAAATTCTTCCTTACTTAGATTGTTGTATAAACACTCTTCTTTTGCGTAGATGTGATAAACCTTTTCCATAAAAATTTTTTGCGCGGAATTTTTTTTCCAATTATGAATTTGACTTTCGCATTATATATCGAGGTCGAATTGTCACCTCTGTAGGTTAGGGTAGTTAGCGTTTTTTATATACGGGCACGCGGCGCAACGCCATAACAACGCCGCATCAAAACACTGTGTTTCACTGATACCCACTGCCATCATATCACGGAGACTAACTGATGTCAACCCCCGTGTTCTTAAGTATCACATAGACTGCCAATCTACCAACGGACAGGTGTGCTCAGGTCTTCTACGTAACTGTCAATCACCCTCTCTGAGCCTTCGAGTTCAAATAGATCCTCCCAGTGAATCTGATGCGGGTCAAAGTCATCCATCACCTCA